GCCATTTCCATCACCCTTGATTAACTTTTGATATATGGAATTATTTAATGTAATTACATAATCAGCGATTTCATCAGGGGTAAATTTATCAGCATGATATTTAGCTATTTCATGGGCTAAATAAATACCAGTAATTCGCTGTTGAGCAAAACCAAACCAATTCTTTACTCCAGAATTGGCTTGGCTTAATAGATAACTTAATAAATCAGAACTACTCTCTATCTGCATTTTCTTCTTCTTTTATAGTTTCTTGTGGAGTATCTTCTGTTAAAACTTCAGGGTTAAATGGATCATTACCATCTGAAAGGCATTTGCTGATAGCTTCATCAACATCAGCTACATCATAGATATTGCCATTAGCAAATTTAACTTTCATATAACTACCTATTAAGTGTTGTTAGACCAACCATACTGGTTGCCCCTTGGGTGAATAGTGAAAGTTGCAGTAGCTTCTTTACCGGGAGCCGCATCAACTTTAAATTCACTTACACGACCATTGAAAGCATACGCAACAGTATTAGAGCCAGAAACAGCGGCTACTACAAATGTACGATCAATAACACCACTATAGGCATCTGCTCTCATCAACAATAGACCAGCATCGCTTGGATTCCAAGGTGCTACAACTGTCATTGAAGTTGGTGCTGACTGAGTAGGGATTTTATCTGACTGTCTGCTACCAGCAACCATGAATGATGCAGAAGCATCATCCTGACCAAAGGTAGGGATAGCTTCAACATTCAATTGCTGAGAAGATACACCAGTACCACCAGCAGTTGTACCAACAATAGGAGCAACTTGGGCTGTCCAAGTAGCTAACTGAGTTGTTGTTAATGCTGTAGGGGTTGCACCAGTCTGACACCATAGCGATGCCGAGAATCCGGGTAATACTTGATTTGGGAGTGCCATTTTGATTCCTTAAAAAATAATTAATAGATTCTTATGTTGGAATATCTAGGGTGCAATCCATTGTTATTTGTTGCAAACCTACAGTATTATCGTATGTATTATAAAGCATGATTACATCAGCCTTGGCAATATAAAAACCACTTACACCACCAAATTGCCCATTATATCCATGTAATGATTGTAATATGGAATTGGCAATATTAAAAGCATCTGCCATTTCTTGTGAATGAATGGATATTTGAAAGGTTGGGCGATCTATTCCCTTGTTATTCTGATTTACTCCAGTATATACAGGCTGGTGTACATTCCTTAATTGCCAAGTAACAAACTTGGGTTCTGAAGTAAAGTTTCTATTGAAATTAGCATAAACAGGGACAGGATTAACAATACTAGCCAATTGATATTGGATAGCCTTGGCATAGTTATATGGATTATTTTGGCTCATACTGGAACAATCGGGTCATTTCTATAGCAATAAAGGGTAACAGACATACGATCATCTGCTTCTACAGCACTATCAATTCGCCAATCATGGCTTCTCCAAGTGATTGAATATAAAGGCTGATTATCCACAATAGACTGAATATTAGGGGTAAAGTTAAGTTTAAAATTAACTAAATCAGTATATATTCTTTCCTCTTTAGTAATATTTAAAGAGTTCTTAACAGAATGAACCAAAGCCCTTGTAGCAAACCAAGAAGTTATAGTTGTAGTGTATTGCCCAATTTCATTAACTGAATTGGTTACACGATTTACTTCTATTTGTTCATAGCGACTAATTGCCATCACATGACCAAAGGTTTATAACTTCTAAGCAATTGGGCTACACCAAAAGGTATTTCTTCTAATTTGCCAGCAGTTGTATTGCTACGATTGTTATATAAATGGGTTAAAAGCAATAATCCAGCTTGTTTAATTACTGGATATTGAGACAATGGGTTAGCTTTTGTTTGATAAACAACAACAATTGGGCTAGTCATTACAGTATTTACTGAGTTTGGCATCCCATTAGTAACTATCACCTTGTTGCCTGTTGCATCATAGAAGTAATCTGTAGATGCTAAAGTTACCAAAGTAGGTGGAGTATCGCCATTGTAATAAGCTACAGAACTGATAACTACACCAGCCTGAGTTTGATTATTTTGGGATACTTCTGGCAAGTCTAAGCACATTTGCGTACCAGTAGAGTTTGTAGCCCCATAGTAAGCCTTGTAGGTGATTGGGAATATGGACATACCTAAGTAGTCCTCAATCGCCATACGAGTAGCCAATTCAAGCCCAGATAGATAATCATCTTGGCTTGTATCTTCAAACAGATTTAACTGTTGAGTGATCTGGTCAAGAGTAAGCCAGCCAGTTTGAATGTCTCGGCTTACTTGCTCAACTTTTTCATAGGAATATGGATTCCTAGATGATCCCAAATAAGGACTAGCAGTTAGATAGTCTAATGGCATCTTAGCCTACCAATCTAACACCAGCAAATACATCACGAATTGTTGAAACTACCCGCTTTTCAGCATAAAGGGTAATAAATCCGGGGGCTGTCTGATCTAATCTTTGAATGTTCATTTCTTCACGATCAGCAATAGTCAAGAATCTTTCCCATTCAGCCAAATAAACTGAATATTTACCAGAACCAGCAACACTCATATATGGATTAGGGATAACCTTGTGTCCAAATACATAAAGCAAAGAGCCACCATCGTCATCGCCTACTTCAATAAAAATTGGCAGATTGGCAGTATTCTTTAATTTACGAATTTGAGCAATAGTGGTTGGGTGCATCATCCATGCAGTAGTAGGCTTATAAAGATACTGGGCTGGAAGTGCCGCTTGTAAATTAACCAAATCATCCCATGCAAGTGCAGTTGGGGATGCCTGAGTTACTTGCAAAACAGTATGCAGACCATTAGTAATTGCAGAACCATTTGAACCAAAAGATGCGGCAGATGTAGAACCAGCATAACTATTTAAACCACGCAAACCAGCAGTAGCACCATAGTTGTAAGTTGTAGAGCCAGACTGGTCATTGTTATACATCATAGAAAGGGCTTCTTGTTGAGCAAATTGCAATGCTATGTCTGCAACAATAGTTTCTTCCAAATAATTTACATCAGATAATACTGCTGTACGAATAGGTGCAGAAGCATTTAATACACGAACTGGAATTTGCCAAAATTGGACAGATTCACCAGTTGTTGCATTGTTATTATTTAAAGCATAACCCCAAGGGTTATTGGTACTAACTTCAATATCAGTAACATTACCAGCATTTAATACAAAGGCTTCATCTGAGCCAATTGTTGTGACTACTCTTGCACCAGCCATACGCAATGGATTGCCATAGCGTAATGCGGCAAAAGCATCGTCATAAATTACACGACCACCAACCCCTGAACCTGAACCAGTAAGGGCAGATGATTCTTTTAAGTTTACTTTTGCTTTGCCATTAGTAATGGCTTCCTTAACAGCTTCAAGAACTAGATTAGTTGACATTTTTAATTCCAATAAAGATTGAGAAAGGGGGGCTTTTGACCCCCCATTTCATTAGGTTGCAGTAGCAGTAGAACGATAGCGAACTAAAGCGTTAGGATCGACTACCGATGTAGCCAAGCGCTTCTCGCCATAGAAAGTTATGCTTCCGGGCAATGTCTGATCGTATCTACGCAGAATCATATTTAAACGATCTACGATAGTGAACGATTTTTGCCAATCACCAAAGTACATAGGATACAAGCTAGTTGTACCAGCAGTAGCAGTAGATGAATTAGGGCTAGACAAATACTTATTAACAACAACATCAAAGCCAAGCAACTGACCTACGATGCCATCTGTACGACTTAAACCATCAACATAGATTGGGCGACCTTGTGAGTCAACCAAGCCACGAATAGCTTGTAGCAACAATGGGCAAACTACAAACTTAGCTGATTCTGTCCAGTATTGTTGTGGCAGAGCATAGATGAAGTTAATAACATCTTTATAAGTGATGTTGTTAGCTGTTACAGATGCGGCATTGGTTGTTAATTGGTCATAAGTAGCAAGGCTATGCAGACCAGAAGTAGAACCAGTACCAGATGTACCAAATGCGGCTACAGAAGTAGTACCACCAGTATAAGATGAATTAGCACCAGCATACTGATTCAAACCACGCAGACCATTAGAACCACCATAAGGCAATGATGTTGCACCTTGGTCGTTGTTTTGGATCATGCTTAATGCTTCGGCTTGACTGAATTCCGCTAACATATCGGATACAACATTGCCTTCCAAACCATCGATGTCATCTAATGCGGCAGTACGAATTGGGAACTGTACATTCAAGTCTTGCAAAGTTAATTGCCAGATGTTTGTGTTCTCAGTTGTAGCTGAACCATTGTTTTGAATTGCATAGCCCCATGCCGCACCAGCATCACCCACTTTTGCCCGGAACTGATATGTAGAACCATCAGTAGCAACAGAACGAGCAACACCACGCATAGGATTTAGCAAACGCAATGGAACGAATACTGGATCATAGGCAGTTTTACCACCAATGCCAGCACCAGAACCAGTTAAGGCTGATGCTTCTTTGAAGTATGCATCATACTGACCAGCATCTTCAAACATCTTGATTTCTTTTTGTACTTTAGCTTCGCCAGATACAAAAGACTTTAACTGCTCTTTAACCATGCGATTAACTTCAGCACCAATAGACTTGTAAGTCTTGATTGCTGGAGTTGCACCCATTTGGCTAACTTTAGCTTCTAAAGCGGCAACTTTTTCATCAAAAGAGATTACTGCTTCTTCAACTGCTTTTACTGCTTCAGCTTTGCTTTCTTCAATCTTAGCAACTGTGTTTGCTTCGATTTCATCTAGCTTCGCAATGATTTGCTCAGACATGATATTTCCTTTATTTAATGCGATTAGATAATACCTTCAAAAATTCTCTTTCCTCTAGGGCTTTAAGAATATTGTTGGTTTCTTTTACCACCGCTTCAGGCTCACCCTGTTGTGGGGCATCTTTAATATCTTCCTTAACAACATCACGCTGTTCAAGAATTTTCTTAAAGACAGAAGATGCGGTGGTCGCACCCTTCTTGGAAAGACCAGCATCACGCAAGGCTTCCTCAACTAAACGAGGATTAAGATGTCCTTCAACATCAAAACACTCTAATTTCATTACTTCAGCTTGTGGATTGTTAGGATACATAACAACTGAAATTTCACGCAAACCACCTTTAGTGATTTGAAAATAACCTTCATCTTCTCCATCATCTTCTACTGGATTGCCATCAGCATCAACCATTACAGCTTCATCTGCATAAGCACCAACAGAAACGCCACCAAATAGATTTGGAGATTCTTTTAAAACTTGATAAACATCTGAACCAGCAGATGTATTCATAAATAACTTACCTTTAGCAGTCATTCCTGATTCATCAAAGTTGATTTCATCCCATTGACCTACAGGCATCCCCATATCATTATGATTTAGGAACATAGGCATAGGCTTGCCAGCTTTGGCAAACTCATCTGCCCATTGTGCAAAACCTTCTGGCTGATAATTAAATTTGCGACCATCAGCACCTTCTCTAGCACCCCAAGTAGTTGCTCTAGCTTCAATCTTTCCGCTTGGCTGACTGCTTTCTGAGGACTGGTTGAGACTTAGTTTTGCTTCGCACAGGAAATTTAGGCTCTGATTCATTGATAATCCCATTTTTAATAGATTGATTATTGTCTTGTATTTTAGGGGATTTTACAGATTTTAATGGTAGTTTAACATTATTTTTGTGTAACTGATAACCAAAAATCTGAAGAACCTTATTAATCGTAATCATTTTATTTTCCTATATTCATTTTTTTTGTTTGATTACCGCCACCCCCACCAGTATCTTGTGGGCTACTTCCCGGTAATGGTTGAACTTTTGCAACTTTACTGCCAGTTGGAACATTTGTAGATTGTATTGCACTTGTATTTACAGATAATAAACTATCTGCCCCATCCATCTTAGGCATATTCATATATTCTCTAGCTTCATTGGGGGACATAATGCCACCAGCTACACCAGCATTAACAAAATTCATTTGATCTAATGGAGAACCTTTTAAGAAGTCTTTAGTATCAAATCGAATACATAAATTAGGATAACCCTTTAATAAATGACGATTCATTGCTTGTTCAATATTAACTACCATTGGATACATAGTAGTTTTATAGAATTCATCTAATAATGTCTGGGTATTATTGAATTTGCCTGTTTCTAAACCTAACATCTGGGGTGGAACACCAAATAAAGCACAAATACGCTTAGTTGTTTGATCTTTTAACTTTGCCGCATCAGCATCTTGCAAAGTAAGCATATTGATTGGGTTATAGGTCATTCCCTGATCCAAAAGCATACCTTGACCCGGTTTAGATAGGTCTGTAGTCTTGCTTCCTGTCATGCTTGACCATGCTTCTTTAATTCTTGCCGCTACTTCTTTAAATTTAGCATCTGGGATTACAGAAGTTGTACTAAAGATGCCAGATGGTTTTGCCCCATTTTGCATGACATAGTTAGCATATAAATCAATATCTTGGTCTAAAGCAACCAATTCAGTAGCCAAAATACCTTTATTAAAACCAGCCGCACCTTGCCAAGCCGCTTCTTTAATATGCATTACTTGATGAGAAGCCAGCAATTCATCCTTATTAAAGCCATAACTAGGAGTAGATAGGCGATATGCTGGATAGCGAGTAGGGGTAATTTGGCAAGTAATTAAGGTTGCATCTAGGTTATACATCTCTAATGGAGTTGCTACAGAATCTTGTTGGTCTTTTCTCCACCAAAGGGTAAAAGTTTCGCCAGCAAGATCTTGCCACATTGACCATTGATACCAAAACTCATATTGGCTTTCAAAGTTGTTTGGGCTTTGCAAAAGATTAGCAATTTGCTTTGCTTTAGCTTTATCCCTTGTGCCAGCCTTATCAGATGCCAAAGCATCTACAAAAGTGCCATCATCAGTCCTATACATCACTTTAATTGGAAGTTGGGCTAATGCTCTAGCTTTAACACCTACACAGGACATAATGGTGCTGTTCCTGCTAAGAACAGACATATCAACTGTTCTGCCAGCAGATGTAGCACTAGATGTAGTTACATATAAAAGTTGTTGGGATACAGTTTGTCTGCCACCAGCACCTTGATATATGACATTATTACCAAGTTGGGTTTGCCCAAAAAGAGTATTACTAGACTTATCAGCTACTTTGGGTTTAAAAATGTCAAATAATTTCATATCAATCCTTTGGTATGCAATACCAGTCAATTATTGGCTGATGCCAAAGCCCTCTAGCATAATAACCATGACATCTTTGCAATACCGATGATTTAGAACAGTTATTTCCTATTGCGGCTTCTCTACTACTATAAAAA